TCGAAGATCACCATCATGCCGTCCATGTTGTGGACACCGGCGTAGGCGTCTGGGTTCTCCTCGCTCCACAGCTTACCCTCAGCGCCCCAGTACCGGGTGCCCTTCTTCAGATCCCTCTCAACCAGGTCCGTCAGCCAGGCAGCCGGGGCCAGCTTGGTGGCCGACGGGTCCCACCAGTGGGCGTTGATGCTCATTGTGGCCCACTTAGTCAACTCACCCCAAGTGACCGTTCTCAACTGTGTCTCGCTGTTGGCCGACACGACGACGGAGCTGCCTATACGGGTGGTCAGCATCCACAGGATCAACCACGACACCAGTGCGCTCTTACCCACCCCGCGGCCGGAGGACACCGCCGAGCGCAGCGCCTCGATCAGCTCACCCCCGGTCAACCTGCCCTTGTTGTCCCGGATGAAGTCGGCAATCTCACGGAGCACCTCACGCTGCCATCTGCGCGGCCCCTTGAACCGCTCGAGTGGCGTGTTCTTTTGCCCCCAGGGGAACGCGAACAGTACGAACGTCTCGGGGTTGTTGGCAATCTGGGACGACCACAACTGCGTCATCAGCAGTTGCTCCTCCTCGGGGCTGTACCTGAGTCGCTGCATTAGTCAACCCGTTCGTAGGTCTGATCAAAGATCTCCGACTTGCACGGGTAGTATTCACCCTTCACGCCGGTGATGATCCAGTCGCCGGGGCAGACAATGTGACCGCCTTCCAGCGTGTCAATCCAGCCGTGCTTGTGCATGATCACGCCACAATGCACGCAACTGCGCTCACCTGCATAGGCTTTGTCTGGATGACGGAAGTACCGAACGACTTTGCCTTCAGTCTCGATTGTTCTTGCCTGTCCGCCACGCGTGGCGTCGAGCAGCCGAATGTCGTCTTGCGGGTGGTCACCGTTCTTGAACCATTGCGTGGCCTCAATGACTACTGGCTTCTTACGAAATTTGCTCATCTACTGCTCCAGTTGCTTCGGTTCGATGTCCACCACTTCAGCTTCAACGATCCGCATCTGAGCCTGCTGGAGCGCCTCGGTAATTGAGATCGATCCGGCCACCTCGACCTGCTTGACCTCGCCATACCTCTTCTTGTTCCACGCACCCATGAGCCACTTGCGAGTGTCGATCTTGAGCTTGGACCGCTGTACGTCCTCTACCGTGTCCTCGGCGTCGGCAATCTCGAGGATCTCGCCGGCGATGAACTCGGTCCTGCTCTCCTGCGCTTCCTTGAACCGCTCATGGCGCATCGGATCACGCTTGATCCACCGCAGGAAGTCCTCGTAGCTGATGAACCGATGGTCCTCCTCGAGCAAGGACCGCAGGGAGCGGCCGCGGTAAACCTGCTCAATGACCCGCTCGAACATCTGCTCGTACTGCGTCTGTAGCAACGCCTTGGCCTCCGGCGATAAGGCAGGGGGCTTGGGGTCAGGCACAGAGAGCCACTGGGGCAATTCGAGTTGGTTAAGTTGCTCGAGTTGCTGCGATTGCTCGGCAGACGTAGCAGGTGCGACAACTGCGCCTACGGGTAGAGGATGTCCTTGTTCCATAGTGCTGCGGATACTAGCATGGTTCTTTTTAAGATGCAATGAACCCACTGGGTCACTTGGGTCATGGGATTTTGAAAAAATAAAAAATGGTTCGCGGGGGCTGGTTCTGGACCGGTTGGTCCCGCCGGCCCCCTCCCCCCGGCACCCCGGCACCCCCTCCCCAGCGGCCGCGGGGGTCAGCGGGGCCCGGGCCGCGGGCACCCGGATAGCCCCAACATCCCGGCACCCTGACCCGCTGGGTCAATCAATCCCGGGGGCAGTCAGTGCCCCGCGGGCACCCAAAAACCCGCTGGGTCAGGGTTTCAAGGGGATCAAGGACCACCCGCTGGGTTTCCCGGGTTTGCGAAAACCCGTCACATTGTCACAGGGCTAGATTGACCCGCTGGGTCAGGATTGACCCGCTGGGTCAGGAAAAAGCCCCGAAACCTTGAGCCACTAAGTCAAAACGAGTGTTTGAAGGCGGGGGTGTGTCAAGTGCACTCCGCACGGGACCCCCCGATTTTCGACTTTTCTGAAAAGGCACAGATTTTCCAGAATCCTAGAATCCTTACCCCCCTGGCCAGTGCAGTTGTCACACCCCCATAAAGTGGCAAACCCATTGGGTAAATCTATTGAGCCACCACAATCGATTGAAATAATTACCCACTGGGTTAGGGTAAATCCGGGGCTTGACAAGATTTAACCCACTGGGTATCATTAACCCCGTGCCCCGTAACCGTAACCCTGAAAGGACCGTAACCATGAGCAAGCACACCCGGCACTACTTCGATTTGAACCCCCGCCCCGCGCCCCCTGAGTGGGCAATCGTAACAAGGGCCGCAGTGGCAATGATTGCCCTGTGGTTGACCACTGCCTTTTTGTTTTCCCTGTAACCCGTAACCGTAAAAGGACTGACCATGACTAAATCTGAAACCCCCTCAATCCTTGCTGGCCTTGTTGACCGCCTAGCTGAAATCAAAGCCCTGACCGCTGATCTGACCGCTGAAGCGGACACCATCAAAGAATTTTTGATTTCCTCGAACATGCCCGCAATCGAGGGCACACTGCACCGCGCCACCGTGTCATTATTGGCGGGGCGTGAGCGGGTTGACTGGGAAACGATAGCCCGCCGGTTCAACCCTTCGCACCAACTGATTACCGCTCACACTTCGCATGGGGACCCCTACCATGTGGTCCGGGTATCGGCTCGCAAGGGGGGCAAATGATGCGGGTCCATCTTTCCCTCAAATCGGCTAATGTCAAAACCGGGCCCATTCCCGTTAGCACCACTGAGCGGGATTCGTGCCCCGACGATTGCGCCATGCGGTCAGAATGCTATGCAGCATCCGGGCCGCTGGCACTGCACTGGGCCGCGGTCAGTGCCGGCACCCGGGGCACTGACTGGGGTCAGTTCTGCACCTCGATTGAAGCACTGCCGCCCGGTCAACTGTGGCGCCACAATCAAGCGGGGGATCTGCCGAAGATAGGCGGCACTGTTGACCCGGTTAAGTTGGGCCAGTTGGTGGCGGCAAACCGGGGCAGGCGGGGGTTTACTTATTCCCACCACCGGGACCGGGCAAGCCTAAGATGGATCAGGCACGCCAATGAATGGGGGTTTACCGTCAACCTAAGTGCCAATGATTTGCGCGATGCTGACCATTTAGCCGATACCGGGGCGGGCCCGGTGGTGGTGGTGCTACCGTCAACCCAGTCGCAAAACACTGTAACCCCCGCGGGGCGCCGTGTGGTGGTCTGCCCTGCAACCCAGCGGGACGATATCAGCTGCGCCACTTGCCAGCTGTGCCAGCGTCAGCGGGACACTATCGTAGGCTTTCCCGCTCATGGGTCGCGCCACCGTGTGATCAATCTGCGCCTTGCCGCTTGAAGGGGAGAACTATGACCGACGACGAATCGCCAATTATCTACAAAGGGTTTTACATTTATTGGAACCCGGAAAAATCGGACGTTTATCTGACGGACACACTTGCCAGCGGGCTTATTCGCCACTTTCGAAGTATGCATGCCGCTAAATGTTTTATCACCCGTTACATGGTGCCCGCATACGCTGCCGGCAGTTATGCCCGAATTTAATAGCTTTTGGAGAATGAACCATGCCGAAGAAATCAACTTTTCCAATGGCCCGCGCAGGCGGGCAATTCGAGGATGTGCCCTATTACCCGATTATTTTCGTTCGGGGGTCCGATGCATGGCGTTTAGCCCTGCACCGTGAGCCAGTGTTAGCGGGCAAGGGTGATTGGATTGTGTCTGACCCAGTCAGCGGGTTTCGGGTTTGCCGGTTAACCGCCACTTATAAGGGTTTGCCGATTGCAACCCGGGATTTGACTGTTACCGAAGCCCGGGCCGCGGCCCTGATTGATTTGGACACCACTGTTGACCGTATCGGGCTGGATCGATTCACCCGGGTTTTGAATGAAGCCCAAAAACCAAAGGAAACAACAGCATGACCGACGACGAATTAGAGCGGGCCGCGTATGCCCGGGGGGATGTGACTATTGCGGGCCTACTAGCCCGGATCGCTGATCTACAGGCCGCGCTGGGGCGGGCCACTGCCCAGATTGAATCGCTCGAAGAGGATCTGCGGGCCGCGCGATATGTGGAGCGATACGAGCGGGCTTATCCGGGGGACCCCGATTGATCCTAATCGCGTATCTGACCCTTTTATGTATTGCCGGACTAATCGCCTGGCTGCTCGATCTGTAACCCTGTAACCCCCGCCCCCGGTCAACCCCGGGGGCTTTCCGTTGGACCCTGAACTATGACCGATAAACAATTTTCCGCTGACTTACTGGCTTTCATGGGGCGCCGCGGGCTATCCGAAACCCGGGCCGCTGACCTACTGGGGGTGCCGGTGTTTACCCTTCGCAAGTGGACCGCGGGCCAGCGGGCACCTAATGCGGCCGCGGTGCGACTGCTCGAGGTGCTGGGGGTGCTTGATGCCCTAGCCCCTGCCCTACTGAGTGCCCTTGAGCCAGCGGCCGCGGCGCCTGAGCCGGTTGCTCACGTTGGGGAAGTCCCGGTCAAATCGAAACGCTCACGTAAGGGAAGTCCCGGCTGAACCAGTTGCTCACGTTGGGAAAGTCCCCGTCAATCGTCAACCCCGTACACCCGGGGCTTTTCCTTCGTTGACAGTTTGTAAATCTCATCGAGTTGCCGCTGCTTGGCTTGGATGACCTTTTTCCTGTAGTCACCGAACTGCTGGGCCAGATTGGGGTTGATGGCCCACTGAGCATAGTGCTGGTTTTCCTTGGTGCCGTCATCCATGCGGATCACCCAGCCAGCCACCTCAAGCACCTGCATCGCGTTGAGCACCATCTGATCAGCCTGCCACGGGCCAGCCCCGTCAAGCTGTCTACGGGCCGACCGCTTGATTTCCGACATCGTGATCGTCTGCCGGTCACAGTAGTGGATGATGTGATCCGTCACCCAAGTGTCGAAACTACTCGAGCCGCCCACCTCGCCGAAAGCATAGCGGTAAGCCGGGATCAGGTAGGTTCTAAGGAACCGGACCACCCTGTGGACAACATCGACATCAACCTGTGGGCAAAACGGGTTCTCCATGACATGGAACAGCAAGATCAAGCGCCCCGCTGTGCCCTCGAGCTTGCCAAAGGCTGTCATGAACACGTCGCCACTGTGCAGCAACCGCTCGTCCTGCTTCGTGCCCTCATACCACGCTTGGAACTCGCGATAGGCTGTGAACGCTTCTGTGGATAACTTGTAGGTTTGCGCCGGCAGGGCGAAGGTCAAGCGCAGCAGGTTCTCCCACCCTGCCGCACTTGTCATGTACTCGGGGATGGGGTTACCCAAGCGCGTCTTGCTGCCGCGCAGAACAGCGGGTATAAACCGCTGCAACAGGCCATCCGCTGCGAGAGAGGGCAGGCTTTGCCTAAAAACCGTGGGCTGGATGTTCCCGTAGATGCTCACGGCCAGGTTTTCGGCATGGATCGAGCCAGCCCCTACCCGGTCCATCTCGTAACGCTCCGACTCGTAAGACACTACCCAGGCGCTGCGGTCCTCACCTGTCG